TATTTTTTTTGCGACGATAAAACAACTGTTCTATTCGGAGATATTTGTAATGATTTTAATAACTTATAACAGTTTTGCAACTTTAGAACGGTATTTCAATGAGAGTACCAGGTTTTTGTTTAACTTTTTGCTCTCTGCCGTTGCAAAATCGGAAAAAAACCTTGTATGTCACTGATATGATTAAATAAAACTCCAAAAATCAACCGTAGCAAAATTACGGTATAACCGTAGCAAAACTGTATAACTCATTCTAAATACTAAATAATTTTTTGCTACTATTATATAGTATAATAGTTACTTAGCGTTGCATCTGAGTTAGTACAGATTTATTATACTACATTCTATTATCGTATATAATAATATTTGGATTATTAACATGATTAAAAAATCATGATAACATGATAAAAAAATTGACAAACAAATTACGTTTATATTATAAAGTATTTTCAAAACTATATATATTTATCGGCTATGCCGGGACGCCTGCATAACCCGATTTAACCAAAACAATAGAAGGCTGTAGCCGGAGCTTTACCGGCTACAGCCTTTTTTTTATGAGCAATCTTGCAAATATAAGAACAGCAATAAGAGATATCCTGTCAAGTATTCCTGAAACTAATAACGTATATGACCATGATCGTACTGCTGACGGGGATTGGAAGCGGTTTCTTGATCTGTTCAGGACAAGCCAGGACAATGCAGAAGGCTGGCTGATTTCCAGGACAGGCGTACAGACTCAGTTCAACCAAATATACAGGAAGAAACAAAGAGCGCATATCTTCACAATAAAGGGTTTCATGCAGTTCAATGATGCGCTTGTGACAGAGCATATATTCAATAATGTTGTTGAAAATGTTGAATCTGTATTTGATATAAATCAGACACTAAACGATACCTGCGAAACAACATATCCGACATGGGGAATCATGGAAGGCTCGCCGGGTCTGGTCGTGGACAGTATCGGGTTCTTAATGTACGGAAATGTATTGGTGCATCTGGCATCATGCCGGTTATGCGCTGTTGAAAAAATAGAATAAAAACAAGGAGCTTTGAAATGCCAACCGCACAAAACGCATTAATAAAATACGAGGCTTCACAGTCTCTTATTGATTTCACGGCACTGACGGCGGCTGTTGATGAAGACGGCGCATATGTCATATATCCCTTTGATGACAGCATTGTGTCAAAAAGAAGCGGGTATGAGCCTGTAATCAGACCTGACGGCATAGCATCAGGAGTCAACATCATAAAGCCTGCTGTGTCTGCAACAGACGATTATGTTGACACTATTGAATTTACAGCCTTTTTTGCTGGTACGCTTGTCACTGTCAGCGCTGATACTGATCTGTCATGCACCAGAGGTGTTGACAGCAGTACAGCATACATAATCAACTCTGTTGTATGCAACAGTTCCGGGGTGCTTTCAGTTGTTACGGGTACGGGTTCAACTGCTTTTTCAGCAACACGGGGAGCAGCAGGCGGCCCCCCGTCAATCCCTGTCGGAAGTGTTGAAGTCGGGCAGATCAGATTCACTTCTGAGACTTCGGCGGCTGTTGTTGCAGCAGATATCGCTCAGTCAGTTGAAGCAGGTCAGAGTGAAAGGTACGATTATCCGACATGGAAAGAGCCGATAAACACAACCGGCTATGGGAATCAGGCAAAAATCACATCAAAGGAAACATCCTACCTTGAATTTGTGAAGGAACTTCCTGTCATTCACGGCGCTACACCTACCGCAGCAGCAACAGACAGGAAGGCTGTATATGCAAAGTATTACGTACCTGACTTTGTTTCAATAGATAAATGTACTGACTTTGTGCCTTCTCAGTCGTCATTTTCCATATCGTCCACACAGATTTACCAGATGGCTCTTGGGTCAAGCACTGAATCACTCGGAGCGGCTTCTCTGACAGCCTATTTTGAGGACGGGATTACGGACGCATTGGCAAAGTTAGAAGGTGAAGTCATCACATTCCTGTTCTGGCCGGACGAAAACAAATCAGCATACATGGTAACTCAGGGTATTCTTGGGCTTAACAGGTCTTATCCGGCGGCTGACCAGATCACCGCCGCCTGTACTATCGCATCTGAACAAAAGTCAGTGGGGTTTGATTCCTGATGGAACAAAATAACGTATTTGATTTCAAAGAGTTCAGAAAGAAAAAGTTTGAAGACCGGACAAAAGCGGTAGAGCTTTATCACTTCGGGGACACAGCCGAAACGGTTCACTGGTATATCAGGGCGCTTGATGCAGAGGATTTGGCAATAGTGGATGAGTCAGTCAGGAAGAATAACAGCCTTCTTGAAATGACTGATCTTTTCATTAAAGCCGTCACAGAGGACAGCAGCGTAAAAGATAAATCCTCTGCAATCAAGGAGATAACCGGGCTTTCCGAAAAAGTCCCTGAGTCGCTTGTAAAACAGTATGCCGTATTTGAGCAGGGAAGCATAGAACCAAATAAGCCGGGCGGGCGTGCTGACACGGTGAAGTTTGCCAAGACTTATCCGCTACACTTTATACGGATAGTCAATGAAATCTACGCACTTACCCGATTAGGCGGACTCGCAAAAAAAAAGCCCTGATGTTATGGCTGAATACGGATGTCAAAAACGATGTTCGCATTGCCTATATGCTGCATAAAACGCTTGGCGAGGTCAGACCTGACCTTTTCCCTGACTTTATGACAGATACCGAACGATGGCTCTGGATTTTCTTTGTTGAAGAAAAAAACGCTGAGTTAAAAAAATGAATGACCTGAATGACCTTGAGAAAATGTTAAGTGATATATTCAAAAAATATCCTGACATTGTTGAAGAAGAATCTGAAAAGGTTCTTGCGCTGATTGTCACAAGACTTCAAGGCGATGTTGTTCAGGGGACACCGGTAGGAGTCGGCGGCTCTGCCGGGCTAAGGGGGAGTATTTTCGGAGAAGTCAGGCGGGCGGGCAACAGGATGTACGGCATAGTTGGCAGCCCGCTTGAATATGCTCCGATTGTTGAACAGGGACGGAAGCCCGGGCCGGTATCGGTAAAAGGCAGGCAGTCAATAGAGCTATGGGTAAGGCGTGTATTGGGGATATCCTCTGCCGAATCTTCCAGTGTTGCCTTTCTTGTTGCCAGGAAGGTTGCAATGAAAGGATTTGACGGGGCGTTCATGTTTCAGGAAGCTTGGGACATGAATCTGTCATGGATTGAACAGCAGTTGCAGTCAATTCCTCAGAGGGTTTTTAACAGGCTTTAAAGAAAAGGCAATACATAGGCATTGATATTGCCCACATCGTCAAAATATGGGCAAATCAGAAAGGCGGTTTCTTGAAAACAGAGACAATAACAATAGAAAATATCGGAGATGTGACTTTCAGAGAAATCTCCAACAAAGACATAAAAAAGATATTCGGAATAATTGAACAGGCAAAGAGTGTTCCTGCAACACAATTTTTTGCTGAAAAAACAGATGAACTGCTTTCGATGTGCAGCGACATTTCTGTAGCAATGCTGGAAGAAATGTACCCGTCCGATGTAAAGTCGTGCTTTGATGCTTTTATGAAAGCAAACGACACAGTAGCGACATTACTCTACTCAATCGGTATGGACAAAATTTTCAATAAGGTCAGTCATTTTGTTGCTGAAAACTTTACGAAAACCTTTATGGAAAATTACAAACAGACATTTCCCGAAGCATAAATTATGGCAACTCAGTCAAAGATAGATATCATCGTCAACCTGCTGTTTAAGACAGCCGGGGACGTTCTCAAGAGTACGCAGAAAAATCTTGGCTCTGTAAAGAGTGCTGCTGATTCTGTAAGTGACTCCGTATTCAATCTCAAGAATGCATTCGCAGGGCTTGGGATTGGTGTGGTCATGCAGCAGGCAGTGTCGGAGTTTGCAGATTTTCAGGACACAATGCTTGCTGTCAAGGCTGTTACACGAGCAACATCTGAGGAATTTGACAAGCTCAATGCAGCAGCAGCAAAAATGGGTGAGACCACAAGGTTTAAAGCATCTGAGGCAGCTGAGGCTTTGCAGTTCTTGGGGATGGCTGGCTTTGATGCAGCGCAGGCAACACAGGCACTTCCCGGAGTTCTTAACCTTGCCAGTGCCGGAGCGATAGACCTCGGCAGTGCTGCTGATATTGCGAGCAACATTCTGACCGGCTATGGTGCGAAGGTTGAGGAGTTGGGGCGTGTAAATGACATACTTGTTCAGGCGTTCACCAATTCCAACACGTCTTTAACTGATCTTGGTGTTGCGTTCAAGTATGTAGGACCCACTGCTAAGGGCTTCGGCGTTGAAATGGAGAACACCGCCGCAGCTATGATGGCACTCGGTAACGCGGGTATTCAGGGCAGCATGGCAGGAACTACACTGCGGGGGGTTCTCTCACGCCTGACAGCACCCACCAAAGAAGCTTCAAAGCTCATGACTGACCTGTCCGAGCGGATAGGCGGCGCCGGTCTCCAGATTTACAACTCAGAAGGCAGCTTTATCGGATTCGGCAGGCTTATTGAGCAGCTTGAGCAGGCGGGGCTTGATGCTGATGAAGCGTTGAAGCTGTTCGGGCTTCGTGCGGGTCCCGGCATATCCGCCATGCTTGAACAGGGCAGTGAGGCTTTGTATGAATATGAAGAGCTTCTTAAAAATTCGGATGACAGGGCGAAAGATGTTGCCGAGACTATGGAAAGCGGGCTTGGCGGAGCGATAAGAACGCTTGGATCTGCGTGGGAGTCTCTTAAAATCGCTCTTGGGGCTGGTTTTGAGGGTGTTGTTACTGAGTCAGTTCAGTATTTCACAGAGCTAATAAGAAGCGCAAAAACTGAGATAAAACGTTTGCAGGATGAAGGCACTCTTACAGAGTGGGGCGAACAGCTTAAAGATGTTTTTGTGAGAATAGTAGAGGTTTTCAAAACCTTTACCCAGGTTCTTTTTTCAACCGCCGATGCGTTCGCTCCTGTTATCAGAGTCGCCATTGATCTTGCGCCCGCACTTGTGGCGCTTGCACTTGCTGCAAAAACGCTGTCTGTGTCAGTCGGTCTTGCAACGAATGCATTCACTCTGTTTTCAGCAGCAGCAGGAAGCTCCTTTATTTCTTCCATAACCGGCACTTTGCGATTTATACAGACTGCAAGTGTACAGACAGGCAGTCTGACAACTGCAATACTCAATATGAAAAATGCTCTGGCGGTTGCCGGGGCTGCTCTGGCTGCTTTCGGAGTTGGGTTTTCACTCGGAACCATCATCAATGAGATGAAACTATTTGAAGACGGGACAAAGACTGTAGGTGAAAAGATTCAGGAAATGCTTGAAGTGTCCGGCGATGCTATCAAGGTACAGGAAGAAAACCTTGCAGCATTATTGAAATCGCTTTCAGCATACAAAGACTTCAAGATGCCGGAAGATTTTGCCGGTTCGACTGTGGCGGAGTTTGATGAAATCAATAAGCAGATCAGAAAGTCAACACTGTATTGGGAGACATACCAGCGGCAGGTTGAAATGCAGGCGGACATTGCTGCAAAGACACTTGGGAAAAACAGTGAGGCGTACAGGACTTGGGTTTCTGAGCTTGAGACTGTCAAAGTAAAACTTGCTGAACTTACAGCAGCGCAGGAAAGCGTTGACGAAGCTATGACGGCAGGGACAAAAGACCTTGAAGAAAGGCGGAAAGCTCATACCAAATATCTTGACGAAATAGCGGCGCAGGAACGCAAATTCACAGAAGAAATCAAAAAAGGTGCTGATGAAAAGCTTGAAGCAGAAGAGTTGGCTTATAACAAGCGTGAAGGGATATACGCTGATGATGCAAATGCTTACAATACATATCAAGACAGGAAAAAGGCAATCACAACAGACGCAGAAGCGGAAATAGCGGATATAAGGCTTTATTATGCAGAGCAGATACAGGAGAACGCAAAGAGGGAGCTTTCAACTGCACAGTCATTAAAAGATGAAAAAATCAAGATAATCAATGAAGAAGTTGAAGCAGGCAAAAAGACAAGGCAGGATGCCAATACTGAAATCGTGGCGATTGAAGAAAAGTTCTCAGGCGAAAGGCAAAGAATACTGGAAACTACAGGAAACGCCATAGCCAATACTGAGAAAAAAATATCCGAACAAAGAATTGACAACTTTGTCAACAACATAGAGGCTGAATCGGCGGCTCTGCAAGCCGGACTTGACAATCGCCTTGCAGTTGTTGCCGAAAAAGAGGCGGAGCAGACAATAACTGCAAGCCAAGCCGCAAAAGAGCGACAGAGGATAAATGAAGAGTTTTTTAATAAAAACAAAGACGATTATGTAAATGCGGTTGATTACGCTATCAGAACATACGGGCAGGATTCAGATCAATATAAAAAAACAGTTGAGGCAAAATCGGAGTTCGATGCTCAGTATTCCGAGTTCAGAATAGAAAACGCAAAGAAGGTAAGTGAAGAATCGCAGGCGTTGGAAGAAGCTGACATGGGGATGTTTGAGGCTCAGTTGAAAGAAAAGTCAGCTATCATTGACGCCAACGAGCAACAGGGTGTTATTTCTACACTTGAAGCAACAGAGCAGCGTGCCGCACTTGAAGAAGAATTCAACCAGAAAAGGCTTGAAGATGCAGTAAAGACGGTGAACAAACTTCAAGAGCTTGGCGATACGGAATCAGCAGAATATAAAGAAGCACTTGCCAAAAAGCTTGAAATTGAGACAGAGATCAACATGGCAAGCATCAAGGCTCAAAAAGACAGGCTTGATGCTGTCAAGTCTATGATTTCAGACGAAACAGACGCCCGGCAGTCGGCGCATGATGTCCGAATCGCAAATATTGAGGCAGAAGAAAAGTTTGGAATCATTACAGCAGAAGAGGCAAGCGATAAGAAGAAAGAGATTGAAATAAGCTTTCTGAAATTCAAGCTCGATCAGACTCAGAAAGTCCTTGAAGCAGTCAGAAGAGAGTACGGTGAGGAGTCGGAAGAATACCGGAAAGCAGCACAGGCAAAAAAGCAGGCGGAAGCGGCTTTGCAGACTGAGATAGCAAACCAGTACCAGGAAGCAGAAGAAAAGAAAAAGCAGATCACGCAGGAAGCAGCAGCAGCAGCAGATGAGCGAAACAAAGCGTTTGCAGAAGCAAATAGGCAGCGTGAAGAGCAAGCAGTCAGAGAAGCAGAAGAAAGAGCGCAAAGGTACAAAGAGCAGCAGGAAGCAATGGCGGAAGCTGTCAAGGAACGTACTGAGCAGGTCAGGGATTCCTTTATGAAAATGTTTGATGCTCTTGAAGATGCCAGCAAGGAACAGCTTGAAACAATAGAGGACAAGATTGGAGCCATTGACGGAGCGCTTGAAGATATTGAAGCACCTCAGTTTTTCACGGAAGATTTCGGAGCAGGCTTTTTTGACGATTTCCAAAGGGAAATAGATGAAACGGTTGATATAACCGGGAAAAGCACGGCAGAGATGGAAGAATATTTCAAGGGTGCTTATTCCAAAATTACCGACATAGGGCGGGAAAAGTTTGAAATACTTAAAAAATATATGCAGGATGTAAATGTCTCATGGGATTTTGACAAGGCTATGACTGCGATTGAGGACTTTGCAAACATCGGCGGAAAAAGCGCAAAAGAGATTCAGGAGAATTTCAAATACGCACATGAGCAAATACTGACACAGGGAACAGACAAGCTTCGTGAGTTGCAGGAAGAATACAGCGATCTTGGCAGCAAGATTGAGTCGGTTACAAATGAAATAGCCGAAACAACAATATCGTCTGAGGAAAAAATCAGGGATATAAAGCGCAAGACGTTCACAGAGGAAGAGCTTTGGCAGGATAAGCGGCTTGAATACGCACAGCTTATAGCACAGGCGCAGGAATTGCAGGAAGAAGGAGCCTTTGATGATGCATCGATGCTGTACGACAAAGCTATCCAGATAGCGGCTGATCTGTCATCCGGTGTGACTGGATGGGGTGATACAGATCAGATAGCGATTGATCTTATAAACGCTGCAACCGAGTCAAAGAAGGATTTGCTGACAGCACAGAAGGAATTTCTTGAGCAGGAGCAAGTCACGTTGTTGGGTGACATGGACAAGACATTTCAGGAAATTGAGACATTCCGGCTTGCTCTTGAGGACATTGCAAAGCAGCAGAAAGTTGATCTCGTTGTTGAAAAAGAAAAGGCTGAAAAGGACATAGCAACAGTCCAGGGGATGGTTGACAAGCTCACAGGGGAAAAGAAAATAGATATTGATGTGAGCGATTTAAGCGGTGAGATTGAAAAGATTTCAAAAGAGTTTGCAAGAGCGGGTGAGGCAATCATACCCGAAAACATCGAACAGCTTTACAGCATCGGAGATAAGTTTGAGCTTGCGGGTGCTAATTTTGCAAGCAGCATTGAAAAAGCATCCAAGACAGATTTCATGGAACAGTTCAGAATGGAGCGGGCGTTCGAGCAGGAAATGCGACTTGAACAGGACCGCTTTGAACTGGAAAAAAAGCTTACTGAAAAGCAAATTGAACTGTTGGAAGAAAAGAGGCGGCTGCTTGAAGCGGGCGAGCCGTTTGAACTGACGGTCACAGGTGACAAGTTGCAACCGCATCTTAAGATGCTTTGGCAGCAGATCATGGAAGATATTCAAGTTGAAGTCAACTCACAGGGCGGCTTGATGCTGCTTGGATTGTAATATGAGCTATCCGATAATAGGCATATCAACTCAGACAGCAGACCCGGCGGGCAATGTTATATTGCGTCTTGACCCAAAGACACCCGCCGAAAACTACAGCGCAAGGGTGAAGCGTTACCCGCTTTTAAGCGGCGGTTCAAAGATAGTCTTTACCGATACTCCCAATAATCCGGGCGACAGGACTATTCAGGTATCAAGCAGGGTTGATGAAAATAAATGGAATAAAATCAAGACTATTTATGAGCAGAAGAAAATCATCTGTTGCAGCACTGCTGAGGGTTTTTACAGCGCTGCTATTTCGGGAGTTAAGATGTATAACGGTCTTGCTGAGATTAAGATTCTTGTAGAGGATTTTATTTGAATTTTCATGTCTTTTCTTAGTTGACAACTAAGCATTTCCTATGCTAATCATGTATCTGCTTATGGAAATTGGATATTGATAATAACAATAAGCTCCGTTGACTTTTGGGAAAATTCGTGTGTATCCGGTTTTCATAAGCACCAAAAGCTGGCGGGGCTTTTTGTATTTATAAGGAATTTATTATGACTGAAATCAAAACAGACTGTAAACACCTCATGACTTTCAATAACATGGACATCCGTGAAGAAAAAATTACGGGTATGATTTCCATGACTGACATGTGGAAAGCAACTGGAAGTAATAAAAATCAGTCCCCTTATGAGTGGTTAAGGCTTCCAGGCACAAAAGATTTTATTAAAACGCTAAAAAAACATATTCCGGGATTACCCCGTAATTTAACAAAATCTAAAGGAAGATTAGGAACTTATGCACATTGGCAGGTATCTCTTGCATATGCAACAAAGCCAGCCGGTTAAGGCTGGCTTTGCGACTAACTATTTTCATTTTTTTTATGTTTTATTGAAAAAAGTCTTGACAAAACTTCAATAAGGGTTTATATTACTACTTAACAATGAGGAAAAACAAAAACAAAGGAGATAACACAATGGATTATTACGAAGAAGAAAAAAAAGAGATGAGGAAAGCAATAATCGAAAAAGACATCAAAAGAATCAATATTCTTCTGAGCGGAGACCACGCAGAAGGTATGAAAAGATTTTTCAAAGATTCAACAGGCAAAGACACGCCTGACGAATGGCTGAAATATCAAATGTTGTTCTCATAAAAAAACTGGCAGAGGCAATGATTATGCCTCTGCCACTTAAGAAGCGCCGGGCAGTTGAAAAGTGACAAGTCAAAAGACGGTGCGGTGGTACAAAATCTCAGGGATGAATTTGACACAGACGAGCTTGCAACAATTATGTTTGCAGAAGTAGCGGCAAAAAAAGACATTAAAAACCGCAACAGGCAGGGCAACAAACAGTGTGCTGATTCCTGTTACAACACAGCAAAGAAAGTGGCAAGTGTTTTGGCATAGCGACCACTTACGAAAGAGAACCTATCATGAACAAGGATAAAGAATCTTATAAAGGGCTATTAGGTGGACTTTGTCTCAATAGGATATATTGCGGTGATAATTCAGAGATTATAAAAAAACTGCCTGACAACTGCATTGATCTTACTGTTACTAGTCCACCTTACTGACGATAATTTACGGGAATATAACGGCTATACATGGGACTTTGAGACACTTGCAAAAGAATTGTATCGTGTAACGAAAGATGGCGGCGTGGTTGTGGGTTGTAGGTGACGCAACAATAAACGGAAGTGAAACACTGACAAGTTTCAAGCAGGCTATCTACTTCAAAGAGCAGTGTGGGTTTAATGTCCATGATACTATGATTTATCAGAAAAAAGGAGCCACTGGTGAATATTTATGGCGTTATTACC